CTCTCCCAAGATCCCGTTATGCGTGGTTAGCATAATCTTTTCTTGGGAGGAAATGATTCCCCATTATTGGTGAAAATGATAGTCGCCAACCCCGTAAGGGCTAATCGATATCACTGTCATCAGGGGGTGTTGAAAGGTCACTTAATAAATGATCTCTCCGCACTTGATAGTCCCGAGCTCAGATTTTGTATTTATTTACAATATTTGATCGGGATTCCAGAACCATTTTACTAGTCCTTTTTGTTATGATCCTTGACGGATCACACAAAGCTATCATGATATTTCCGGAGATAATATCTTCGTCATTATCATAATAGGCTTCCCGTAATTGGTCAAACGACTCTTGCAACTTAATTGCTTGATTTCGAATGGCCATTACTGGAGGCAGGGCTAGCAATGCTGATTGGTCAACCAGTCCCCCAGAGAATTCTCGCACTACATCTTGCATGAATGCTTGAGATAGTCCGAAGATTTTCTGGATCCCTTCTTCCATAATGGATGTTTTTACCTCAGCAAGTGTTTGGAGAACAAATGGTTCTCTCATCGCTTGCCGGTCAAAGCACCCAAATACCTCTGGGAATAATCGAGAACAGAAGTAATTATACTTCTGCCACCGGCTATCCTCAGAATCTCCCTTTGTTGGGAGGTATAGGAAGGACACTACCTTTTTATAGTCTCGGATTCTTAGCCCGAGGCATGATAGGTAGTGACGGATCGACCCGGATTCCATTTCTAGTGGATTCATAGACCATCGTGAGTATAAGGAACGTAGTTCCTCTGCAGCCTCAGACCATTTGCTAATATTAGCAAATGCTGATAGCTGCGCTCCCGAGATCTCGATCCCTGCTTGGTACCATCTCTTAGCAAATTCATATGTATTTTCAGATACATGAGTTTTTGCTAATGATAGTTCGACACCTAACTTATCCATTAATAGCGTGTATTTTTCCGCTACTTGTGGGTTAGTTAACACAATGTCGTCCCCTAAAAGGGCGTATTGTGTGAAGTTACGTGGATTAATTCCACATAACCTCGCTGCCGTTCTAACCGTAAGGTGATGGCATAGTGCAAACATGGCCCATGAGCTATATGCTCCCATAGGTTGCCCACGTCCATAATAGACGTCTGCTCCCCATGGGTTTGCAAATGGCTTACCGGTCATGATTGCATACCAAGCATCCGCATATTCTTTGGAGTTTACAAGTTTACCCAGAACGGCCTTCTGCAGAATTGCAGGATACCGGTCTGTGGCAGCATGTAGATCCATAGAGTAATACGGACCAGAATTTGGTAGGAATCTAGAAGGACCTTGTTGGTTATATGTACAGTCTCCTGGAACACTACGTAGATACTCTATTAGAGCATCATGTAGTGGTTTCAGGACTGTCTGTGACCAATAATCGAAGATAGCGATTACTCGCTCCTTCGCTTCTGGATCACTAACTAGGGAGAGTTTTCTTGTAAGATTTTTATCTTGCCAGAAAAACTTTTCACTCCAGCTTTGACTTGAAAAATTTGATTTAATCAAATTAATCTTATCAAGAAGGTCTTCTGAACCTCCAAGAATTTGGATGTTTTCTAGATCTTCTGAAGTAAGATGGTGGGCATCATGGATGCTCCCCATCATAGCTTGGCCATTAGGCCCGCTCTTCAGGCTGAAGTGGAATTCACTCCATTGAGGACGATCAAGAGTCCACCCCAAGATTTCTAAGGTCTTAAGGTGTTCTTGAATTACTTCTTCTGGAACTGAAATTCCAGGATCAGTAATGTCCCCAGTGGATACTGTTCCAGAACAAGGGATAACCCGACTGACACTTAAAAGTGTTAGTAGGTATCTCTTGTCCCACTCATCACCATGGATGAGATCCAGTAATGGCCCTAAACTTTTGGGTAATCCCAAGGAGTTTAAACCAATACCTGGATGAGCAGATTTTCTCAGTGGGTGACCACACAGGTATCTTGTTACATGAAGACGGATTGCTTTAATCCGTTTCATTGTATTTAGATTACCTTGTGTTTTCAACCACCGAGAGACATGAATCTCCCAGTAGTGCAAAGATACTAAGTGACCTTCCCGTGAAGGAATAATTGTGGTAATCCATTTAAGGATTCTCCATAAGCATTTTTTCATAGTGAAGGTTGGTTGGTTCCTTTGGCCTGTCTTAATCTCCTTGCCGTTTTAGGCAGGTGTGAGTTCTGGATTACGATCTCGGTAGATACTACCGGTGTCTTTGGCTCCAGTTGGGAGTTTAACCCCTCCTAATTATAGAAGTGAG